AAAGGGGGTATGTGCCGAGGCACATGCACAATAAGAATATGCTATCGGTGTGTTGGGGGTGTTGGTTTGTTGGTGTCTGTGTTGTGGGGTTTTTGGTTGGGACCGTGCCCTGGGTCCCTCCGTCAGTTTCGGTTGATCGCCGGTCAGCTATCTGCTGTGTGTGCTGACTGGTCGTGTCCGCTCCGTCCCTGGGAGCCGTCGTTTCTCGGGCACGACTCGGAGGCCCTTCTGACGGGCGACGCTCACGCTTGCAAGGCGTGGCCCCAACGGTTGACCGGGTTGGGGTGCCGGTTGGTGCTACTGTAGCAGATGACTTGAGGAGGTTGTGATGGTTTTGGCGGATTTGTTGCGTAGGTGTGGTGTGCAGAAGCCTGAGAAGCTTGTTGAGGTGTGGGAGAGGGGCGAGTTTGATGATTTGGATTGGGGTGAGGGTTCTGATGTCCCGGTTGAGGCGTCGTGTGATCTCGAAAATCCTGAGTCGTGCGAGTCGTGCCAGTAGTTCATGTGCTGTTGCTGATCCTCACTTGTGTATTTGTGACCTGTGCGATTGTAGGGAGTGATTGATGCCTGCGAAGAAGAAGGCGAAGAAGAAGGCTGCTCAGAAGGGCCTGTACGCAAACATTCACGCGAAGCGTGAGCGCATCAAGGCTGGTTCTGGTGAGAAGATGCGGAAGCCTGGGTCGAAGGGCGCGCCGACTGATGCGGCGTTTAGGCGTTCTGCGAAGACGGCGAAGAAGCGTCGCTGATGGCGAAGAAGCCTGATCCTCGTTTGAAGCGTGTTGGCGTTTCTGGCTACAACAAGCCGAAGCGCACTCCGAATCACCCGACGAAGTCGCATGTTGTGGTGGCGAAGGGCAAGGGGTGTGAGAATGGCAAGGTCATTCGATTCGGTCAGCAGGGCGTGTCTGGTGCGGGTAAGAACCCGAAGAGCGCTAAGGAGAAGGCGCGTCGTAAGTCGTTTAAGGCTCGGCATGCGAAGAACATTGCGAAGGGTCCGTGCTCGGCTGCGTACTGGGCGAACAAGGTGAAGTGGTAATGGCTCCTCCAAGAATGCCTCGTAGCCAACTGTCCGAGTCGGCTAAGTATTACCGGGATAACCCGAAGGCTCGGAAGAAGAAGGCTGCGACGGACAAGAAGGTGAATGCTCGTCCTGAGCAGCGCCGTAAACGCACCGAGTTGTCGAAGGCCCGCAGGCAGGCGAAGAAGCGTGGCGTGAACCTGCGTGGCAAGGACATGTCGCACACGAAGGATGGCCGGATGGTGCCGGAGAACTCAAGCCGTAATCGTGCCCGTCAGGGTTCTAACGGCAAGTCCACGAAGAAGTAACGATGCCTTCTGGCAAGCACACTACACCGGAGCAGTGGGTCCAATATTTGTTGATGCGTCGCGGCGGCGAGTCAATGCGCCAGTCCGCCATCAAGGCAGGCGTCAACTACCACTCGGCCCGTGACAACGAATCAGGACGCACCTCAACCCGTTCCTGGCTGCAAGCCAAAGAACAAGTCGACAAGATCGGCGTATCAAAGATTCCTACCTATGAGCAACTCGACTCAGCCGCACAAGAAGCACATGACAACATCGAAGCATTTGCACTCCGTTACTTCGGAATCATTCTCCAGCCCTGGCAAATCGAAGCAACCGAAAAAGTAAACGAGCTTCTCAACACGCCGCAGGAAGAATACATCGTCATCAACGCACCCCCCGGCTCCGGCAAATCCACGTTTTTTGCGAAAGTGCTTCCGGCTTGGGCGACCGTCCGCAACCGTGCCCTGCGAGGCATGATAGGTTCCTCCACTCAGCGCCTAGCCGAGTGGTACACGCGTCGGCTGCGTGCAGAGTTCGAACGTGAGCACGTTGCCCGTGCCGAGCTGAACGATCAAAAGATCGGTATCGCCGTTGATGCCGTACGCACCATGCAGCAGGACTTCGGTGCGTTCAAACCAGACGCCAAGGAGATTTGGCGTGCTGAGGCGTTCACGATCCTGCAGCCTGACGATCAGCCCCTGTCACAGAAAGAACCGACATGGTCAGCGTTCGGCATGGACTCTGGCTTCCTTGGTGGCCGTTTTGACCTCGTGATCTGGGACGACGTTTGGGACCCACGCAAGATGCGTAACTCCGAGTCCCGCTCTGACATGTACCGCTGGTGGGACGAGGTTGCAGAAACCCGTCTTGAGCCGGGTGGTCTGTTAGTGTTGAACGGCCAGCGCATGTCGTCTGACGACATCTACCGGTACGCACTAGATAAGAAGGCCCCGCTTGACGAGGACGAAATGGACTCGGTGGGGGAGGGCATGGTGTCCGAGGAGATCTCGGAACAGGCTTCCTCCTTGCCTAGTGAAACACTCTCCCCCACTGAGGAATCCAAGTACCATCACCTGAAGTACAAAGTCCATTACGACGATTGTTGCGAGGGTGACCACAGCCTTAACGCTAAGCCGTGGCCTGAAGGCTGCTTGCTGTACCCACGTCGCCTGCCGTGGAAGAAGATCCGGCACATTAAGGCGCAGACTCCTGACCGGTACGAAATCCTGTACCAGCAGGAAGACGCTGACCCGTCAGCGGTGCTGGTCGACCCGGTTTGGATCTCTGGCGGTGAGGGCCGAGACGGTGTCCATCATGTAGGCTGTTGGGACAACGACCGTGACCTGTGGGAGCTACCGCAGTATCTGCCGTCTGATCCTGTCATCCTGGCTTCGGCTGACCCTAGCCCGTCAAATTTTTGGGCTTTGCAATGCTGGGCATACGTGGAAGAAACAGAGTACCGGTATTTGTTGGAGTCGTACCGGCGCAAGATGGATGCGCCCTCATTTTTGGATTGGAACCATGACTCTCAATCATTCACCGGCATCGCAGAGGATTGGTGGCAGATATCGAACGATATGGGGCACCCGATCCAGTACTGGATTGTTGAAGCCAACGCTGCGCAGAAGTTCATCCTCCAGTACGACCACTTCCGCAGGTGGGCGTCGACGAGGGGTGTGGAGCTTGTGCCGCATTACACGCACTCGAAAAACAAAGGCGACCCGAAGTACGGCGTGCAGATGCTGGCCCCCTTGTACAAAGCCGGACGTGTACGGCTGCCGGGGAAGCAGAGGACTGCCGCACGTCCACACTCGCTACTTCTTGTAAACGAGGTCACGAAGTGGAACCCTGAGGGGACGGGTTCCCGCACGGACGATTGTGTTATGGCACAATGGTTCATGGAGCATAATCTTGAAAAGATTTATACTCCATCGGTTGAGGCGGTGCGGCAGTGGCGGCCGTCGTGGCTTTCTGGAGACGCGCGTATATGAAGTCCGCTGAAGACATCGTTGACCTGTATTACAGTCGTTCGCAGAATCATGCGGGCGTTAAGGCGCGTATGCGCCACATTCGTGACCATTACAACGGTGACGTTGTGGTGCCGCTGCCTGAGATTGACACTACCGAGTCGGCGGCGGTCGCGAACCTTCTTGCTCAGGGCCTGGACCAGACGGCGATGCGTGTCGCGTCGGTCCTGCCGGACATTGTGTGCCCGCCTGCTGACGACACGTCGAAGCAGGCCCGCAAGCACGCACAGATCCGCCGTAAGGCCATGTTTGGTTGGTGGCAAAACTCGACGCTTGACTTGCAGCTTGCGAAGCGTGCCCGCCATTTGATCGGCTACTCACAGACTGTGACGCAGTTGCGGTTCGATCCGAAGAAGGGCGTGCCGACGTGGCATACCCGTGACCCGCTGACGGCGTATCCGTCGAACCTGCGGGGCGTGGACGACATGACTCCTGCCGACTGCGTGTTCGGATATGAACGATCATATGGCTGGATGCAAACCTTCTACCCCGAAGCCGCTCTGCGGTTTGCTGGTGGCGTAAAAGATTCGCCGTATGAGAAGGACGAACCGATCGAGATGATCGAGTACGTCGACCATATGGAGACGGTGCTGGTCGGGTTGCGTAACCCGCATACCCAGGGTTACGCCAGCGACGACACCAGCCCCGTGGTTGTGGAGTTGGAGCGTGTCCCGAACCTGATCGGCCGCTGCCCCGTTGTCGTGTCGAACCGGATTTCGCTGGACGAGTCCCGAGGCCAGTTCGACGGCATTCTCGGCATGTATCAGCAGCAGGCGAAGCTGATGGCGCTTGAGGTGCTGGCTGTGCAGAAGGGCGTGTTCCCTGACACCTGGCTGGTCGGCAACGCCGGTGAACAGCCCAAGATCGTGAACACCGCTAACGGTTTGACTGGTGAGGTTGGTGTGGTGCGTGGCGGCACGCTGCGCGACATGCAGATGCAGCCAGGGTTCATGACCAACCCGGCCATCGACCGCCTGGAGCGGGCGCAGCGTTTGACTGCTGGTATTCCTGCCGAGTTCGGCGGCGAATCGACCTCCAACATTCGTACCGGCCGCCGTGGCGACGCTGTGCTGTCTGCCGTGGTGGACTTCACGGTGCAGGAGACGCAGAAGACGTTGGCTCGTGCCTTGGAGGAAGAGAACCGGATCGCTATTGCTCAGTGCAAGGCGTATGCCGGTAACAAGCCTCGGTCGTTCTACGTCAGCATGGGCAAGGTCAAGGGCAAGGTTGACTACACCCCGAACAAGCACTTCACGACCGACGACAACGTCGTGTCGTACTCGCAGGCTGGCGCGGACATCAACAATCTTGTGATTGCTGGCGGTCAGCGTCTCGCAATGGGCACGATGTCGAAGGAAGCGTTCATGCGGATCGACCCTCTGATTGAGGATGTCGAGAAGGAACGTGACTCGGTTGTGGCAGAGCAGTTGGAAGAGTCGTTGCTAGCTGGGTTGCAGCAGCAAGCGGCACAGGGCGCTTTGCCGCCGTCTGACCTTGCCCGCATCATGGAACTGGTCAAGAACGATCAGGCTGACCTGGCTGAAGCTGTGACTCGTGTGCAGCGTGAAGCGCAGGAACGTCAGGCTGAGCAGGTTGAGCCTGGGGCGCCTGAGGCGCAGCCGGGTATCGCTCAGCCGGGTGCTGGCGCTGAGGCTGGGGGCGGTGCCCCTGCCGGTCCGCCTGATCTTCGTGCGTTGTTGGGAGCGATGTAATGCCACGTCGAGGTAAAGGTCAGCAGGCAACTCGGGTTGCTACTGGACAGCAGTACGGTCAGGCGCAGGCGCAAGAGCAGGCGCAGGACATGATCCCGTTGCCGCAGATGGAGCAGCCGTCTCCTGCAGTGATGGCTCCTGGCTCTATGGCGTTTGCTGGCCGGTCGCAGATGCCGAACGAACCGGTGACTGCGACAGGCGCTATGCCTGCTGCTACGCCTCGTACGGACCCGACGCAAGAGTTCAAGGTGCAACAGTTCTTGGCGGTCACGTCAGAACTTGTGAGTCAGGAAACGGCGTCGCCTTGGCTGCGGAATGCCTACCGGGTTGCTAAGTCGCAGGTGCGCGACACGGCCCAGTTTGCCGATAAGGGGCTGATGCCAGGCGTCGAGGATCAGTAATGGGTTTCTTTGACAGGTTGTGGAACGGTGCAGTTGACACCGTTACTGGCCCTGCCGAGTTTGTTGTTGACGTGGTGTCGGCTGGCCGGTCTGCGGCGAGCGGCGATTTCGGCGGTGCAGCCGAAACAGTGTTCAACTCGGTGCAGGAAGACCTGCTTGGCCAGACAGTCCAAGGTTTGTTCGGTGCCGAGGGTATTGGCGGCACGCTGATCGGTGCGTTGCCGGAAGAGGTCCGTGACCCGGCCCGTTCGATTATTGATCCTGTGTTCGGGGCGTGGGATTGGACTGTGCAGGAGTTGGTTGATCGCCCGTTGGGCACGTTGTTTACGGTCGTGAACGCTACGCATCAGAACGGCGCTAGTTCGTTGTTTGATCTTGAGACGTATGCGAAGGCGTGGGAGATCAACGATAAGCGCACGTTTGGTCAGGCGTTTGCAGCGAACCTGTACATGATCGACCCGTTTGATGAGGACGAGTACAACTCGATCCAAGACGACCCGCTGTTCAACCTGATCTCGGGCACTGCTGACTTTGTGCAGGAGTTTATTGATCCGGTCACGATTGTTGGCGGTACGGCGATCAAGGGTGCTCGTGGCGGTGCCGTGTTGGGGTCGTCGTCTCGGGCAAAGGGTGCTGGCAAGCTGCTCAAGACTGAGGAGTTGTTGGAGGGTGCTCAGGTTGGCGGGCGTGGCGCTGTTGGCGCGCCTCGTGAGATTACGCGTGTGTACGGCGGCGGGACCGGTCTGCGTCCCGAGCAGATCCTTGGGCGTCGTGACGGCATCTTCAAGTACCTGACCAAGACCCAGGATCAGATTGACAGGCGGCAGGACGTTATCCGTAACCACACGCAGCAGCGTGCTATGGCGTTCGTGTCTAGCGACGAGTACCTGAACATCGAGAACACGATGGCGAAGCTGGAAAGTCCTGGCGAGCGTGCTGAGGCGTTCCGGCAGTTGGTTGGTCCGGCTGGCGCCAAAATGTCTCGTGAAGCGGTCGAGTTGTATGCGAACGGTGCGACGCCGTTGGCTCGTGCTCGAACGATGCGGGCGATGTCTGGCGACATGTCGGTGTTGGAAGAAATCTCTGCTGACGCCAGCAGGCTGATGGAAATGATGCAGGGCGACAATTGGGCTGAGATCGACTTGGCGTTGCGTCTTCCTCACATTGGCGGCGACGTTGCAGGTGCAGCAGAGTTCCGCAAGCTTGCTGAGCAAACCGACTGGTCTGTCATGTCGCAGTTCCAAGACGCGCTGTTTGACTCGCAGCAAAGGCGTCTGACGTTCCACAACGGACGGTATGTGGGTCAGTACGACTCGTCTGTTGACCATTTAGTTGAACTGGCGCTTCAGAACGACGACTTGGTGCGTGCCGGGTTGGAGTCGATCTTGGCTGTTAGCGACGACATGTACTTGAACAAGGCGTCGTTGGCGAGTTTGCCGCAGATCAAGCAGTTGCCGTGGGGCACCCGTTTGAACGCTTTGCTGAAGAATCATCGTGAAGTGCTGGAGCAGGCTGGCCCTAACCGGTGGGTGATTAGCGAGTTCCATAACCCGCACACTGTTGGCGGCAGGCGCGGCGGCGTGTTTGGCAAGGGCATTCGTGTCGTTACTGAACGCACCCCGCAGACGCACATTTTCTTTGACGATCCTGATTCGGTGACGCAGTTTGAGCGTGTGTTGACGCAGGCAAACCGGTTGAACGTAAACGGCACAGAGATTCTGAGCGCTCAAGAGGCAGCGAACCTTGTGTCGAACTTTTCTCGATTGAAGCGTGCTGGCCGCATGGAAGATGTCAAGACGTTGTACAACGATGCGGTTGAGCGGATCAACAACCGGCTTGATGACGCGTTGGCTGACAACGGCATGGGCGAGCGGCTCGGTAAAGGCGAGGGGGAGATTGATCCGCAAGGCCGGACGCTGACGGGTCAGTACCGTAAGCAGAACGGGCAGTGGGGCCGGGAGGCCGAGAAGGCTGTTGGTGTCAGCGATGATGCTGGTGTGGTGACGACGCAACGTCTGATGGAAGACGGAACGTACATGGTGATCCAGCATCGCATGTCAAAGGCGCAGGTCAAGAATTCTGCGGTGCAGCCTCGTTACGACGTGGTGCAACGCAAGATCGAGTTGGCGCAGAAGCGGCAAGGGTCGCTTATTGAGCAGGTGCCGGTTCGTATCGGTGACGTTGCTCGTGGAGTGATCGGCAAGAGCAGTCAACTGTTGGACACTCCGCAGCAGGCTTGGCGTTCCTCAATGTTGTTGACGCCGAAGTGGCCGATGCGTGTCGGGCTGGATGAACAGTTGCGTGCGGCTGCTGTCCTTGGCGGCATTACGCAGCTAGGCAACCTGATCGGGGCGTTCCCTGAGTTGCGGCGTGCGTTTGCCTTGCACAACTTGGACAACATTGATGCCGCTACTGACGCGCAGGCGATCACTGATTTGCTTGCTGCACGGGTCGGTATGGATGCTGCTGTTGATGACGCATACGACATCTTCAAAGCGGCGACCGAAGCGAACCCTGACGCGATCAAGGATGCGGTGTCGGAGTTGCGGCGGCAGAAGGTGTTGTCTGCCCGTGACTTGAAGAACCGTAAGAGCAACATTCTGCGGATCGGCAAGAACGCTGCGATCAAAGGTGTCGGTGTCGGTGCGTTGATGGGCAACCCGCTTGTCGGCGCAGCGTACGGGTTCGTTGCCTACATGGGGAAGCGTCGCCGGATCAACGATGCGTTGCAGCGCAAAGCCGCACTGAACTACGCCGAGACGTTGCGGTTCGAAGGTGAGCGCATGTTGCGTGAAGCTGTCGGGCCAGAAGAGCTTGCTGAGGCTCGCCGGATGATGGACGACGCTACCCACATCAACAAGCTGATTCAGTCTGAAGATGCAGCGGTTGGTGCGACTGCGCTTGAAGCGAAGAACGCGTTTGACTCGGCTGAGAAGCTGATGGCTGACGCTGGCGTGCACGGGTTGAACATTGGCGGCGTGTCGTTCCGTAATGCGTTTGGTGATGACACCCGGTATCAGGAACAGATTCGGGCTGAGGTGTCGTCTAGCCGTTCGCAGTCGGCGTTGTTCTCGGGCGCTATTCGTGACGCTGAGCGGCAGCTTCGCCGGTTTGAAGATGTCAGCTACACGGTGTTTGACGCTTTGAAGCGCGACGCCGACGGCAACCTCGTCAACGCTGTTGACATCAGTCGCGAGTGGGCGAACATGATGAACCGTTACACGAGCGGTGATCCTCGGTTCCTTGAGATCGTGTGGTCGAACGATTCGTTGGCGGAGCGTGCTGCGTCGCTTGAAGAACTGTTGCGGCGAGACTCTGGCTTGTTGTCGGACCTTACGTCTCGGCGTGTTGATGACTTTGCCGACGACGAGTTGATGTGGACGGCAGAGAACATCATTGCCGAGTACGACGACGTGCTGCCTGCTAACTACTTCCCTGAACTGCGCGACAAGGCACGCATGGGTCAGAAGCCGTCGTGGAAAGAAGTCACTCGCAAACTCAACAAGGACGTGTCGCTAGGCGACGGCGACCTGATGAGCAAGATTGAAGCGATGCGCGAGTCCAGCCCTGGGTTCGGTAAAGCGGTCGCTCCCGAACCTGTCTCGCACCAAGGCGCCGCCCGCCGAGGCATCAGCGAAAGCCTGTTCGGGTACACCGAGAACCTGTTCAAGATGTTCGGCACGCTGCCGACTGACGAACTGGCCCGTAACCCGTTCTTCCGCACAAAGTATGAACGGGAACTGCGTCGTCGTGTCGCTGTGCTGTCAGACCCTGACGGCAAGGTGCGGATCTCGCAGAAGAACATTGACGACATTGAGCAGCAGGCTCGTGCAGCAGCGTTGAAGGAAGTGCGTGAGGTCATGTACGACCTTGCGGAGAACACTCGTATCAGCGAGATGGTCGGCAACTCGATGCCGTTCTTCAACGCTTGGCAAGAAGTAATCGGGCGCTGGGCAGGGTTTGCTGTTGAGAACCCGACGTTCGTTGGCAACGCTTTGCGGCTGTACCGCAAGCCGTGGGACGCGCAGGCGTTGGGTATCAGCGAGGTCACGGTTGAGAACCCTGATGGTTCCGAGGGTGCAACGTATTTGATGTTCCGACCGTTCGGTCCGGCTTACGATTCGGACGGCAACGAGACGACGATCTTTGATGCGATGTCGCCCACGATGCGGAACCTGCTGATCCCTGAGATGCTGCGGGATCAGGACGCAACGGTTCGTTTCTCTAAGGAGGGGCTGAACACGATTATGCAGAGTCCTGCTCCTGGGTTCGGTCCGTTGATTACGATCCCGGTGCGAGAAGCGATCCTGGCCCGTCCTGGGTTGGAAGAGACGTTCGGGTTTATGTTCCCGTTCGGGCACCCGGAGGGCGGGTTCTTTGAACGTGCGATCAAGGGCAACGCTCCGACGTGGGCAAAGTCCGTGGACGACTACTTCCGTGACTCGCAGACCCGTGAGCGTCTGGTGCAGCGCATGTTCCAAGACATCGTGACGCAACGTGCCGAGTCTGGCGATCCGTTGGACTGGAGCAACGACATGGAAGTCAACGCTGCGATTGAGTTGGCGAACGACCGGGCACGTGACTTCTCGCTGTTCCGTGTTGCTGCCGGTTTCTTCTCTCCGACTTCTACGACGTTGTTGTCGCCGTACGAGCCGATGGTGCAGGAAGCCCGCAGGCTTCAGCGGGAGCACGGCACGCTTGAAGGCAACGCTATGTTCCTTGACCGGTACGGCGAAGACTTCTTTGCGTTGACGGCCCGCATGACGAAGCTGAACGATGGTGTGGCTGCGTCGATTGAGTCTGAAGAGTTGTACTTGAAGCATCAGGATCTGGTGCAGGCGCATCCTGAGATTGGTGCGTGGGTGACTGCCAGTCTGGGTGGCGCTGATGAGGAGTTTGTGTTCTCGCAGGCTGTGTATCGGCGTCAGATGAACATGGAGTTGGCTCCTGGCAGCGAGCAGACGCGTCGTGAACGCAAGACGCCGCTTGAGGCGATTGCGGATACGCAGGCCGAGTTGGGTTGGAAGAAGTACACGGAGCTTCAGGACTACAAGCGCAGCAAGCAAGAAGAAGCGATCGCTTTGGGCATGTCGGGTTCGATGAACGCGTCGCATATGCGTCCGTTGTCGGCGTACTTGCAGCAAGAGATTGATGCGTTGCGTGCGGAGCATCCTGCGTGGGCTGAACAGTTTGACGATTATGGGCGGTCTACTCGTCGGATGGCTGCAATCGTTGACGGGTTTGTGGCTGGGTTGCAGGACGAGCAGTTGTTGTTGCGTCCGTCTACGGAGCATGTGATTGACTATTTCGAGTTGCGTATGTATGTGCAGCGTCGTTTGCAGGAACGTGAGCAGCAGGGCGGTTCGGACAATTTGGGCGCTGATTCTAACGAGGACTTGTTGTTGTATTGGGAACAGTCGAAGGAACAGTTGAGCTATTTGCCTGCGTTCTCGGCAATTTATGACCGTTATTTTGCACGCGATAAGCTTGATCGTGCGACGTTCGTTTCTGACGATGCTTTTGAAGGGTTGTTCTGATGGCTAATGGCACCTCTCACGCTCAGCGTGATGCAGAAGTAAACCGGATTGCTGCGAACATGACTCCTGGCGTTACGCCAACCGTGTTGGGCTACGGCGATCCGGTGCCAACCCCTGGCGGGTTCATCATGCGTCCTGGTGGGGAGCCGGTTCAGGAAACGGTGATGGCTGCTGAGCCGATCACGGTTGATGACGTGTCGGCGGTGCTGTCAGGTTTGAGCGCTGCGGATCAAACGATGTTGGCGATCGAGCTGCTGGCGGTCGGCGCATACGACAACATCGAATACATGTTTGACGAAAACAACCAAATTGACCAGCCGTACTTTGTGAAAAAGGTTACCGAGGCAATCGGGTTGGCGGCTACGTCCGCAGAGTATGGGCTAGACACCGAGTTTCTTGACGTGTTGCTGCGTAACACTGACCGTACGCCGGAGGAGTTGACGGCGTTGTTTGCTGAGAAGAAGGCTGAGGCTCAGGCAAGCGGCGGGCGCATTATCAACTACATTGATCCGGTTGCGTTGATTGACGCTGCGAAGAAGGGTGCAGCGGCGGTGACGGGCCGCATGGCGACTGCTGAGGAGTCGCAGGCGTTTGTGAAGATGATTCATGGGTTGCAGGCGTCGGGTGCGACTGGGATCAATGTGGGTGCTCGTGTTGAGTCGTTCTTCCGTGAGCAGGCTCCTGAGGAGGCGAAGGCGATGGATTACGCTGATGCTGCGGGTCTGTTGATGCAGACGTTGGGGATTCGAGGATAATAATGGCAATTACAAACGAGTTTGATGATGCAGTAAAGGACGCTAGCGCCGATCTTACTACTCAAATCCAAGCCGCTGAAGCAGTCTTTAAAATCGGAGAAGATGCCGAGTTCTACTCGGATGCGTTGGCAGGTGGAAGCGTTGGCCCTCGTGACCGCCAAACGGTAGGTGTTGTTGATAAGACGCTGGCTTTGTTAGGCAGTGACATTGACATTGAATCGTTTATTGACACGCCTCGACAGATCAACATTGGGCTTGACGGCGGCGCAACGATCATTAGCGGATCGTTTACGTTCCAAGAGTTTTGGGACGAAATCTTCAAAACCCGCAACTTCTTCCAAGATGAAACTCCTATCAGGGTAGAAACTGCAATCGAGGAACTTACTAACTGGTACGCCACAATCGAGGAAGCCGAAAGTCCTGGTTATGCAGATCGTGTTGCTGAGGCTCGCAGCACGATTGCAGAGTTGGCGCCTATCAGGGACGATTTGCGTTCTAGCGACGATGAGCGGCGAGCACGGGGTTTGCAGACGTATGACCCTGATGCGCTTGCTGGTCTGCTGGTTGTACCTGAGGGTGTACGCATTATTGACCCAAGTTCTGAAGATGCAAGTTTGCGTCAGACGTTGCAGCGGGTAGACGCTGATCGGCCTCCTGCGCCTGCTGCGTCTTCTGTGCGACCTACGGCTCCGCTGGGAACGCAACAGCGTGAGCGGTTGAGCCTTCTTGAAGCTGAAGAACTTGAAGAAGAACCACGGCGTTTGTCGGGAGGTGCGGTTCTTCCTGGGGATGACGCAATAGAACAAGCGCGTTTGCGGGCACTAGCTGACCGTGTTCGGGGCCGGGGCGATGCAAGGGCTTCGTTTGAAGAGGGCATGGCGGCGTTGCGGTCCCGTTCTGCTTCAACCCCGACGACAGAGGTCGATACGGCTGCGGCGACCGTTGGTTTCGGCAATCGAGCTACTCCAGAGATGCTTGAGCGGTTTCTTACACTGCCTCGCACTAGCGAGTCTGGCGCTGCTCTTGATGACGAACAGGCAGCACTAACTCAGCTAGAAGAATTCAGTGCTCTTACTGAAGCTGGGGTAGATGCGACTACCGCTTTCAACGAGGTTTACGGCGGTAATGGAACTAGCGGTCTTGGCGGCACGCCGCAACTGACAGCTACGCAGATCCGTGACGCTAACGAGACGGAAGTCTACCGGATTCTTACGGAACGGTTTGGCGGGTTTTCGTTCTTTCTTCAGAAGCACGACAGCCGACTGCAAGTTGGCATCACCGTAAACGGCGAAATTGTCGAAGCAGACGATGAGAGGGCTGACACTGTCAAGAACATTCTGGACGTGATGGTTGAGCGGGGCATTGTTGACCCTGGACTTATCCGTGGGCTTGTTCAGAAAACTGAGTGGTGGAAGACGACCGACGCCAAGATGCGGGAGTACGACGTGCTCACCGCAGACATGTCGGAACCGCAGAAGCTTGAGTATCTTGAGCCGGTTTTGGATCTGTTGCGGGAAGAGGCGCAGTACCTCGGGCTTGACTTGGACCCGCAGCTTGCTCGTGAGCTGGCTGAAACCATCACCAGGTTCGGTGAAGAGGGGGACATCGAGTTCATTCGTGACACGTTGGTTAAGGAAGCAGAGTTCAACTCTGCCAAAGCGACGATGTCTGACTTTGCTGCCCAGCGCGACCGGATCGTTGCGCTGTCAAAGAAATACTTCACGCCGATCAGCGCAGATAGGGCTGCTGGTTACGCTCAAGAAATTTATGTCGGCACGAAGACGATGGGGCAGGTTGAGCAGATTTTTAAGGAAACAATCGCTAACACGATGCCGGGGTTGCGGAACGCGTTGGACGCCGGTGTGACGCCTGATGAGTATTACGCTCCGTACAAGTACGAGATCGAGCGGATGTTGGGTCGTCCGAACATTGACTTGTACGAAGAGTTTGGGGATGTGCTTCAGCACATTCCTGAGGGGGGCGGTCAGGCTCGTCCGATGACGTTGAGCGAGTTGCGTAGGTATGTGCGTGGGTTGCCTGAGTGGCAGCAGTCGACGCAGGGTAAGGATTCTGCGAGGGCGTTGGCGCACGCTATTGGTAAGACGTTTGGTGAGGTTGCCTGATGGCTATGACGCGTGAAGAACTGTTTAAGCAAGTCCTCAAAGATATGGGGGAGGACGTTGAGGGCAAGAGCAGCGAACAGATTTATGATCTTGCTGTTGATAAAGACCTGACTACTAGGAGTCGTGAACAGTTTGAGGGGTCGCGAGCTGTAACTCGTGAAGAAGCCGCGGTAGTGATGGGACGCGCTCTCGAAGAAGGAGAGAATATTCCTGAGTACGGCGCCGGTGTTGAGTACGCAATGCGTGAAGGGCTGTACACGGGATTCGGGGAATTTGGCGATCCGGGTACTGGGCGAGAAGCGTTTCAACGCCGCTACTACGAAGGCGGGGTAGGGGAGCGATTCAGGGCAAGGCTTGCTGCTGGAGACGCTGGTACGGCTGGTACAGATGAGACGTTTGGCGACTCTGGCAAAAGCATTCTTGAGAATGAAGACGTGCTGGAAGCGCAACGGCAGCAGGACGCCAAGAACGCTTTGGAGATCGTCAAAGACAAACTGCGCGAGTACGGCCTAGAGGGCCTTGCTGAAGAAGCGCATCAAATGTTGCTTGATGGTGCTACGGCTGAAGCTGTGGTGCTGCGGCTGCGAGAAACCGACGAGTTTAAAAATCGTTTCTCTGGCATGGAGATTCGTCGAGCAAACGGCATGTCAGCGATCAGCCCCGCCGAATACATCAGCCTTGAGCGTAGCTACCGGCAGGTGATGATGAGCGCCGGTATCCCTGAGGGTTTCTACGATTCGCCTGACGACTTTGCCGAGTTTATCGGCAACGACGTGTCACCGAACGAGATGACGCAGCGTGTGTCGATGGCAGCAGCAGCGGTCCAGTCGGTTGATCCAAACTTGAAGACGCAGTTGCGAGACTTGTACGGGATCGGGGTGGAGAACGACGGCGAACTGGTCGCGTATTTCTTGGACCCTGATCGGGGCGTGAACGTGATCGAGCAGCGGTTGCAGATGGAAGCTGCCGGGTTGTCGTCTGCGGCTGTGGGCACGCTTGGCGGCGGGTTGGAGCGGCAGACTGCGGAGCAGCTTGCTGATCTCAATGTGCAGCGTCGTGAGATCACTGAGCGGCTTCAGGGGCAGCGTGGGTTCTTGCAGCAGATGGTTGGTGAGGAAGACGTTGTGACGACTTCTGAGCTGGCTGCGGCAGAGTTTGGGTTGGATTCTGAGGCGACTGCTGACATTGCTCGTTTGCGTCAGCAGCGGCAGCAGCGTGGCCGTCGTCAGATGGGTGCGCTTGTGACTGGGGCTGGTGCGACCGGCCTTGGTCGTGCTACTTGACACACTCTGTAAAGCGCACCTAACATGGTGAGTGAATCGGCCCTCATGCGAGGCGAGCTGTTTCATCCCATTTCCCGTCTGCATTCCACCGTTGTAGACGCGTATCGAAGGTGAGTGACATATGACAGATGAAATGCCCACCGAGGCTGAAGACTCTGTTAGCCAAGAATCGAAGCCAAACTGGCGACGTGAGCTAGAGGACCGGGCTAAGGCCGGGGACGAAGCTGTCGCACAGTTGGCGCAGTTGCGACGCGAGTTGTCGTTCCGAGACGCAGGTGTTGACCCAACCTCAAAGCAGGGCCAGTACTTCATTCGGGGCTACGACGGCGAAATGACTGTTGACGCTATTCGTGCAGAAGCTGCCGAACTGGGTCTCACTGGCGGGCAGCCGGTGCAGGCGCAGCAACCCCAGATTGATTATGGGGCTGAGCAGCGGATCGCGATGGCGGCTGACGATGCTGGCCCTGTTACCAATCCTGAACTCGATACGCTGATTCGTCAGACGAAGAACCCTGACGAACTGCGGGAGTTGATGGAAGCGCACGGCCACACTTGGAACGCAGCAGTCTGATGTAGCTGAGGTGGGCCTGAGGGGAAAGGACCCCACTCATGGCCTACACCCAGGCTTCTTCGGTGTCTTCGGATACCACTGCATTTGAACAGCTTGCTTACTTCGCGCTGCGTAGCCAGCCGATGTTCGAAATGGTTGCCGACGTCAAGTCGACCAACCAGTCGCACCCTGGCTCTGCTGTTCAGTTCAACATCTACAACGATCTTGCTCAGGCCACTTCGGCTCTGACCGAGACGTCGGATGTGACCGCTGTTGCTCTTGGCGACTCGACCGTTACCGTGACCCTTGCCGAGTACGGCAACGCTGTTACGACCACGGCGAAGCTTCGTGGCACCTCGTTCCTGAACGTGGATGCTGACGCTGCGAACATCATCGGTTACAACATGGCTAACTCGATCGACAAGGTCGTTCAGGATGTCCTTGTTGGCGGCAGCAACGTTGCTTATGGCGGCGATGCCACCTCGACTGCGACTGTTGACGCGACCGATAACCTTGATGCTGGCGACATCCGCAAGGCTGTTGCTGCGCTTCGTAGCGCTTCGGCTCCGACGATGGAAGGCGGCGTGTACGTCGGCTTCATCCACCCGGACGTGTCGTTTGACCTTCGTGCAGATACCGCTGTCACCGACGTGATCCAGTACCAGATCCGTCAGGACGGCTCCGGTGTCCGCATGGGCAGCATCGGCACCTTCGGCGGTGTGGACTTTATCGAGACTCCTCGTATCGACTTCACCGCTGACGCTGGCGCTACCACGACCGACGTGTACAACACCGTCATCTGCGGTCGTCAGGCGCTTGCTAAGGCTCACAGCCGTGGCGCTGGTTTCGGTGAGAACCCGTCCGTCGTGTTCGGTCCCGTGACCGACAGCCTCCGTCGTTTCCAGACGGTTGGCTGGTACCACCTGGTCGGTTACAGCCGTTTCCGTGAGGCTTCGCTCCAGCGGATCGAGACCTCGTCCAGCATTGGCGCTAACTGATAGGCGTTGATGGTGTAGTGTAAGGGGGGTCGGGTGCGTGGCCCGGCCCCTCTTTCACGTTGTTTGGAGTTGTTATGCCTAAGGGAACGCCGTACAGCAAGCCTGGTAAGAAGGCTGCTGCGATGCAAACGAATAACAACAAGAAGAAGAAGAAGAAGCGCTAATGGCTAGCGGCATGTACGGCATCACGTTCCTCAACGCTCTGAAGAACGACCTTGCCCTCGATCTCGATGACACGACTGCTGACCGGTTCAAAATCATGCTAGTCACGTCGTCTTACACCCCTGATTTCGGTACGCACGATTTCAAAGCGGATGTCACCAACGAAGTGACCGGCGATGGTTACACGGCTGGCGGCAAGTCGCTGACCTCGGTGACTTGTACCCAGTCGGGCGGCACAATCACGTTTGATGCCGATGATGTAACCTGGGAGTCTTCTACGATTACGGCTCGTGGCGCTGTCGTCTACGACGATTCGCTGACGAACGATCCGTTGCTTTGTTACATTGATTTTGGCGCAGACAAAACGTCTTCGTTTGGTGACTTTGCTGTGGCGTTTAACGCTTCAGGAGTCTTTACTCTCGATTTGACCCCGTGAGGTGAATTGTGGCTACTAATTATCCTACAAGTCTTGATGCTGATTCTACGGTTGGCGGCGGTGTTGAGCCTGATAGCGCTACGGCGCTAGATGATTCGACTTCGGGTCATCCGACGCATTCGGGGTTGCATAAGAATCTTGGTGATGCTGTTCAGCAGGTGGAGACGAAGCTTGGTATTGGGTCTTCGACGCCTTCTGCGGGCAAGGTGTTGGGTTGTGCGTCTGGTGCTACTACGGCGTGGACGGATTCTCCGTCGTTTGCGAGTTTGACGTTGTCTGGCAATTTGAATGGTGTTGATCCTGACAATTTTTCTGACATGACTGGTTCGGATAATGCTGGCCGGAAGATTACGGTGTCGGCTACGGCTCCGACGACTGGTCAGACGACCGGCGATTTGTGGGTGAATATCTCGTGAGTCGTCCGGTTGCGCTTGGCTCTGAGCT